AATCTTACTCAGCCTCGCTTTGATGCACTTGTCTCCTTTGCGTTTAATCTAGGGCCAGGGGGACTTCAACGCTCTAGTATCAGAATGAAGCACAATCGAGGTGCGTTTGAAGGTGCTGCGGACGGTTTCTTGCTGTATACCAAGGCAGGGGGTAAAGTGTTTAAAGGGCTTGTCAACCGTCGAAAAGACGAACGTACCGTATACTTATCATAGGCGATAAACGCAATGTCTTCTAATTATTCTATTACTAGAGATCAAATTATTATTACAGCCTTACGTAAAATAGGTGCTGTTGAACCTGGAGATACTTCAGCCACTATAGATGCCAATATAGTTACTAATTGTGCTCAGGCTCTTAACCTAATGGTTAAACAATGGATGACTGAAGGCATTAAGCTTTGGACAGTTACTGAATACACACTTACTCCAGTAGCTAGTCAAACTGAATACATTATTGGCCCTAGTGGGCCTGATTTAGTTGCTGATAAACCCCTACGTCTTATTCAGGGTGTTATTAGGAACATTTCTGTAACACCATATGTAGACACACCATTACAAATAATAAGCAAACAAGAGTACATGGCCCTAGGATCTAAGTTTTCTACAGGTATAGCTAATTCTGTATATCTTAATCCAGGACTTACTTCTGCAAGTGTTAAATTATTTTTAACACCAGATACAGCTACAGCAACCAACTACCGAATAGTTCTTACTTGCCAAAAACCAATCAATGATATTTCTTCATCTTCATCTGTTCCAGATTTTCCTAATGAATGGATGCAAGCTCTTGTTTGGGGTCTAGCTGACCAGCTTTCTCTTGAGTTTGGTTTGCCTATTAATCACAGGCAAGAAGTAATGTTGAGAGCTGAAAAGTATAAGGAAAACCTAGTGGACTGGGACGTTGAATACGAAAGCACTTTTTTTCAACCAGATGCTCGTAACTTTAGTTCGTTTGGTAAATAATTATGGGTATGGTTCGTATACCGCTAACGCAACCTATACAGTCTAGAACGGCTTCTACCGCCAAAGACTCTAGAAGTGTCAATTGTTATTTTGAAGCTGTATCCCAAAACAGTAAGGACAACATTAAACGTCCAGGTCTTCTTAACACTACCCTAACTCCAGCTATGACTGCTGGACAAGCTCAAGGCATGTATAAATCCGATAGTGGAGATTTGTGGGTTGTTATTAATAACTCCGTTTACAATGTTGACACTAGTTTTAATACTATTAGTGGTGGAAGTATTACTGGTACTGTACAAAACGTTTACTTTGCTGAGTCTAGCAATGATGTTTATATGTTTATGCACAACGGTACACACGGATATGTAGCTACAGGTAGTAGCCCCTTTGTAGTTATAGCCGACGGAATGATTTACGAAGTAAGTATCTTAACTGGTGGCAGTGGATACGTAACTCCTACGTGTACTTTTAGTGCTCCTCCTTCAGGTATTACAGCTACTGGAACAGTAAACTCATCAGGCGGGGTAATCACTGGAGTAACCATAACTAATTATGGTTCTGGATATACTGTTGCACCTACTTGCACCATTAACCCAGTAGGAGGTGGTTCAGGAGCCACTACTCTAGTGTCTTTGGGTGGTTTCCCTACGGGTTCTGGAGTACTTGCTGCGGGTGCAGTATATCTAGATGGATATACTGTAGTAGCCACTAAACTAGGACAGATATTTAACTCTGATCCAGAAGACCCGATGCTCTGGAATCCTTTAAATACTATAGCCGTAGAGTCTGATCCAGATTATTTAGTAGCTATTGTAAAACACTTTAACTATATAGTAGCTTTTGGAGAGTGGAGTACAGAGTTTTTTTACAACGCTGCTAATGCTACAGGCAGTCCTTTTCTTAGACAAGATACTTATAAAAACGAAATAGGCTGTGCTGATGGCAACAGTGTAGTTCAATTTCAACAGTTTGTTATCTATGTAGGTAAATCTAAAACCCAAGGCAAGTCTGTATATATCCTAGATGGTTTTAGTCCAAGTCTTATTTCAGACCAGTATATTGAAAAGTATCTTAACGCAGACACTAGCACTAAGATTCAATCTTTTGCTTTTAGGATAGCTGGACACACTTTTTATGTGATGTCTCTTCCTAATTTAGATAAAACTTTTGTTTATGATATAGACCAAAAAATTTGGTATGAGTGGAGTTCTTACTATAGTGCTGCTGAACACTACTTTAAAGTTTGGACAGCTACTGAATTTACTACTGGAATTTATGGCATTGATCCTACTAGCGGTGCTTTTTACAAAATAGATACAGCCACTTATGCTGATAATGGACAAAACATTTACTGGCGGGTTGTTACTAATAACATTGATGCTGGTACCAGGCACAGGAAGTTCTTTGAATCTGGTGAAATTATTGGGGATAAAGTAAGTGGTACAATGAGTATCAATTTCTCCGGTGATGACTACGTAAACTTCTCTACGGTTAGAACAGTAGCACTCAATAACCCAAGAAGCATCATTTGGCAGCTAGGACAGTCCCGATATAGGGCTTATCAGTTTCTAGTTACAGATAACATTCCTCTTCGTTTATCTTCTTTTGAGATGTCTGTACAGGCTGGTGAACAATCTTCTGATGCCGAACTGCAAGCTGTAGCAAGTCAAAAAAGTTAGCCATAATAAGTAAAGCAACTTTAACTAACGTAACGTTAATAGTGGCTAACAGGTTTATTTTAACTATTGCCAAAACAAGTGTGGCAATTAACATTCGTGCTTTAGAACTAGAGGTATCATAATGAATACATTACCTTTTGTTTTGGCGTTAGCGGGAGATTGATATGGCATTAGTTAGACAACCACAATACGACGTTAGTAGAGATTCTGAGGGAGGGATTGCTGGCGTTGTGGCATACCTTGACACGGATACCGGCGAGATTTTTAATCAACAGCGGCAAGGTGATGCTGAAAACGGTTACGAAATGGTAATGGTGCCTACGGGTCGCATGTCGGACAACCCAAACACAACCGATTCATCTGGCAGGTCTATTTACGGTTCTCAAGGATTAGTGCCGCAAGGATATACGCCAAATGACGAAGGCGGTATGGATAGTGTTGGATCTTCTAGCGGGTTTACTGATGCGGGGTATCAAATAGGCGATGTGCAAGCAGATCCTAGACTTGCGGCTTATCTTCAGAGTCAAGGGGTTACGCCGCAATATGACCCTCAATATGGGTATGTAATTCCAGAAGCCGCTAATCCTGGTCAAGTAATGACCGATTATGTGCGAAGTATTGGTGCTGGCGATACGCCCAAAGGCGGTGTAACAGGGTTCTTAGACAACTACGCCGTTCCGTTGTTGATGGCAGCTACTGGTTATGGGATGGCTGGCGGGTTTGGTGGCGCTGCTGCGGCTGAAAGCTTAGGTGTAGGTGCGGCTGCGCCCTCAGCCGCTGCTGCTGGCGTTGAAGGTAGTGCTAGTTTGGCTGCCACAGAGACTGCCGCTGCTAGTGCGGCGGGTAGTGGCGGTGCCGGTGGTGCAGCGGGTAGTGGTGCAATTGACTACAGCCTTGCTGCCGGTGTGCCAAGTGGTTCTGGTATTGGTGGTGTTGGCACTGCTGGAACAGGATACGTAGTGGGGCCAGCATCTGGTCTTGGAGGCAGTGCTGTTGGAGCAGGATACGGGGGCATTGGAGGCACTATAGGTGGGTTTGCTGGAACAGGAATGGGTGCAACAACTGCTACAGGTTCTGGCTTAACAGGTGGACTAGCAGGTGCTGGTACCACAACTGCCGCAGGTGCTGCTGGTTTTGGTAGCACAGGCACTATATTGGGCGATGGTGCTACTAATGCAGCGGGTGGTGCTGCTGCCACAGGTGCTGGTGTTACAGACGCTACTGTTGCTGGTACGTCGGGTATGGGTGCTGCTACTACTGCTGGTGCTGCGGGAACAGCCGCCGCTGGTACCGCTGCGGGTGGTGGTGTGTTTGATACTTTTATGGATTATTTATCTACGGGATCAAACATTTTAAAAGCTGGGGCTTCTATAGCTAGCATAGGATCAGGTATTGATTCCATAATAAATCCTGGAATAAGTCCTACTGAAGCTCAAAACATATCAGATCCTTTTGCTTCTTCTAGGGAAAAATACATCACCCAACTTAATGCTTTAATGGCTAATCCTTCATTAACTATGTCTCAACCTGGATACCAGTTTCAATACCAGCAAGGACTACAGGGATTAAATAGGAATTTAGCTAGACGTGGTATGAATACAGATACTCCAGGACAATTTGGTGTTCCTGCTGCTGGTGCTGCTGGTATTGCTCAACAGCAATATGGTCAAAAATATGCTTTAGGATCTTATAGCGATTACGTTAATCAACTTGCTGGATTAGCTGGTGCTACTCAAAAACCTTCAGTTGGTGGTGAAGCAGCTTTGAATGCTCAAAAATATGCTCAAGCAGAAGCACAAAGAGGATTCAGTGCTATTGGTCAAGGTGCTGGAACACTCAGTACTTTGTTTAATAATTCACAAACACGTAGATCTCCCCCATACACTACTCCAGCAGATATTGAAGACACTATGTATTGGAATAATCTAGCATATAGTTCAGACTGAAAGTTCTTACGGATCTTTTGATCCTAATTTTTTAGGTTCTAAGGAATTATTACTATGCCATTCATGATAGAAGATTTTGTAAAAGGCCAGAAAGCTGGCTTTGAGATGGATTTGTTGCCTCTTCAGGCTGAAGCTGACAAAGAACGCATTCAGGCTGAAAGAGAGCGTATTCCTCTTGAGACAGAAAAGATGCAGCAGAATCTTCAGACTAGTAGGCTCAGTCAACAAAAAGAGATACTACAAATTCAAGCTCTTGTTGAAGCTCAAAAAGATGACGCTAGTGCTAAGACTCTTATTGGTGATTTGGCTAAAGATCCTACGTTTAAAGATCTACCTATTCCTGACCAGATGTTAAAGATTGGGCAAGGTCTTGCTGCAACTGGTAAATTTAAACAAGCAGAAGAGTTTTACTCTCGTGGTGAAAGAGCCAAACTTCAAGAAGCTCAAAC